ATTCCAATCCAGTTTGTGATTCTAACTGTGGAAGAGTTTCTCCAGGAGTTAAAATAACAATCGATGGACTTGTGCTTCCGCCAGTAAAACTATAGCTTCCTATGTATGAAGAAAAGCTACTGTCATTAGCTAAGACGTTATAAATAATCTGCGGTGTCGTGGCAAAAGTTTGCGCCATCGGAACACGAAAAACCGTGTTTTAGTCTGCCCAATTTAAGGAACTATAGATTAGACAGCCGCAAAGGTGCTCATGAGAAGCCCAGACGCCTCATCTTTAAGCGGAGTCATTGTCATCATAACTCGATGATCAAAAAGGATTTGCCGATCCGGCCAAGGATCCATGACTACCTTTTTAATCTAGATGCAATGACAAGAAAAGAAGCGAAACACCTTTGGCGACAGTCAATCAAAGAGGCTTGGTGCAACTGTTGTGCTTATTGTGGGAATCCACCAATCGACGATGCCTCATTGACTCTCGATCACGTCAAGCCTCGAGCAAAGGGTGGTGAAGACAGAACAAGCAATTGTATACCTGCCTGCAAGAAATGCAATCATTCAAAAGGAAGCCAAGAATGGGCTGAATGGTTCCGTAATCAAAACTCATACTCAATGGAGCGTGAGTACAGGATTAGGGCATGGATGGAAGCCGAAAAGCAAAACATTCCTATTTCAGGAGATGTCTTTGACTGTCAATCATTTTCGGCGGCAATTATGCAGCAATAGGAACTTCAACCCCTTCTTTTGCGCTGTAACGTATAGTCGCTTTTGGCATTGTTACTTTAATAGTTCCGCCAAGGGTCGATTCCATTTCTATCGTCTGCTCAGACACTACATCTTCCATTATCAACATACCTTTAACTGTGTTGTCTGTAATCTCTGGCGCTAAGATTATTGCTTTTTCGTGAATAAGACCTAAGAAACCAGGGGGATTGCCCGTCGAAGAGCTTTTAAGATCTTTATAGAAGCAATATGCCCATCGAGGGAATAACTGCTGCTCTATAAGTTCCATAGCAGCTGCTCCATATGACCCTAAAGGCATGTTTGAACTTTCTTTTGGCTGATATAAAAAGAAATCTTCCATAGTAAATGGTTTTTTATTCTTTTTAGAGTCTCTATTGATATTGGCAAGCAAGGATGTCTGCAACGCTATTGGAGCTTCAGCTTCGTGCAAAGATTTTCTTTTGTAAGACAAGGCACTATCATATGCCTCAAGTACATACATGTAAGGTAAATTATGGTAATTCTGCAAGGAGAACTCTGTGTCTCCTACAAAGATTTGTTTTAGCTGCCAGTATATCTGTTCAAAAGGGACAGTCGTTCCCCACTCTCCATTTTTTACTTTCCCACAATTTCAGCAGCCTCTTCATCTTTTGTTTTCTTTGGTTCAGTATTTAAAATTTTCTGCTCTTCCTCTTCATACAACTTGCTAAAATCAGCAAGTAATTCTGGCTGAAGTTCCATCGTATCTTCTAATGTCCAGTCAGAATCAATCCTTGATTGGATTAAAATTGTTGTACAGGCGATTGCTTTGCGCTGCAATGATTCAACCATCTGGGTTTGAATGCCAGCAATATTATCGCCATAATCAGCTGCAACGCTAGAAGCTAGCGCCCCACTTGAACTACCGCTAATAATATCAACAATTAAGTTATAAGCTTTTTCTACAGTAATTTTCTTTTCGCGAGAAATTTGACTTGCTAGTTTTACGATAGATGCTACTCCATCGCTGCCTTGCATTACAGTATCAACAAAAGATTTCTCCGCAACACTCAGATAACCTCTTTTTTCGATTTCAATAACTCCAACTTCTTCATTACCTAGCCGCACAGGCCGGGACTGCATTCTCGGAGCAATTACAAACGGTAATTTCGCCATAGGGGTCACAAAGCGACGTAGTATTCCTATCGAATCAAGCCTGCTATCTTTTTAGTAAAAATTGCATTATATTCTTTTTCAAAGTCAAATTGATCGACAGGGCCTTGACCGTATAAGACAGAATCAACCCATGGCCTGCCTGGGTAATACTGCTTAATTTTTGGATTACCGTATGGGTTGAAATATCCACCATAATGAACAATTGCGGCATAATCTTCACCATATGAAATGCTTATTTCTCCATTCTCGACTGAGACAATCAAGCTATCTCTCAACCTCCCTGTATCAACAATATCTCTCGTATCACCTTCCCAATCCCAGACAGGACTTTGTATCGAGGCATCAAGGGCATCTTTTAATTTCAATGCAATCTCATCTAAAGTTTGATCGTGAGCTTTTTTTAATTGCTCAGGAAGTTGATTAACGAGAGAATTTAAATCATTTTGTTTTAGAGAAAAATCAACTACAATTTTACCTAAGTCAAGTTCATATTTGTCTTCACTAATTTCTTTAATTTTTACTTTAATCTTTTCTACTTCATCTTTTACGAGTTTTTCTGCTTCCTGCAAGCCTTGCATTTTTAGTTTGTAAGGCATTAGTTTTGGATATCAGAACCCGTCAGTTGAATCTCGACACCACCGATAGCAGGGTAAATAATTTCATCAATCCCATCACCACCAAATACTCCGCTGGAGCGTTGAACAATGGCTTGCATTGTTGGATCGTTACCCAGCTTGAACTCAACTTCGCTACCAGGCAGCAGGAAGAGCTCCTGTGCCGTGATGTTTGTGAAGGTAAGACCACTTAGGTCTCCTAGCCAATTAGAGGCCCCTAGAGGGGCTTTCTGAAGGGCATAGCCTCGGAAGTAAAACTGATCTCCACTGCCACCAGGAAGCATTCTTCCTTCTAGCTGTGATGCCAACGGCAATGGCTTGGATCCACTCGTTACGCCGGTATATTGAACTCTTTTGATATAACACTTGACGATATATTCAGTGCCACCAGACTTAACTGGACGGCCATTAGTAATCGTTACAGTGTTTTGCGTCGTGGCCTTAATCCGCCCGTTGTAATATGCCAGTAACGGACTAGCCATGAACACTAAATGACTAGCTTAGATTTCCGAACATTCGCCATATTTCCTGCCTGCTTTCCTTAATTTCTTAATAATTTCTTTAGATTCTTCATTGCTAATTGATTTCGCAGCTTTTTCCATTAGTTTCAAAAGCTTCTTCCGCTGCTTAGTCATGCCCACTCGTATTACTGTCCCAAATGGTACCCCAGTATTCCGGTCTGTCTAGGTATATTGATTATGCGAGCAATCTTCGCATTAGTCCCTTTCTTAAATTTGCAATGATTAAAACCACTCTTGCCTTCGCTGCTGCAGCTGCCTTGGCACCTGCTGGTGCAATTGCTGGCCCCTACGCCAATGTGGAAGCCAATTCAGGTTTCTCTGGCTCAAGTTATGCAGGAACCGTGACAGATGTCCATCTGGGTTACGAAGGTAACATCGGTGAATCTGCTAGCTGGTACGCCCAAGGTGGCGCTGGCATCATTACCATCAACAACGGCCCAACAGAAACCGTTCCTACGGGCAAGGTCGGCCTTGGTGTTAATGCTTCTGAGAACCTCAACCTCTACGGCGAGCTCAGCTTTGCCGGCGGTGTTGATGGTGCTGAGACCAGCTACGGAACAAAAGTCGGTGTTAAGTATTCTTTCTAGTTTCCACTAGAAAAAAGAATGGGCTAACCAGTTATTCTGGCTAGCCCTTTTTTTATGCCTTGAGTTTTTTCTTGCTCATTGCTTGCTTAAATCGCACGAACGATAAAGCTTTTTGTTTGTTCTTTTTCTTTAGTTTTTTCTGGATTAACAGGAGTTCAGACATCTTTCTGCCCCTCCCACCTGTATTCCTTGCCTCGATATTGGAAATTGTCGAGACCATTTTTACTTAAAGATACCTTCCAGTCCTTAGACTTTGCACTGATATCTTTGGTGTCATACTTGACACCTCTGTATGTTGCGATAGACATGATGAAAGCTCCGCTTGCAGTGAATTTTACACTAAAAGCGCGTTCCTTCAGTCAACGTGTGCGTTCCAGTCGCAATCTGATGCGTTCTTCAGTTCCGTGACTATTTCCTCTTTTACAAGGTCAGTCAGATCCGGGTGGATCCATACACGGTAAATAACATCTTTAGCCTGCGAACAGGTGATGCTAGATGCAATCAAGAATTCCAACATGGAATGAACGGTCCGTTCCGCGTTGTCTTACTTCCGCCTCCAGAAGAGGTGAACGTACCTTAGTCTACCCTACACCCCGTTTTCGTGCTGCATTATTTCTTTCATTGCCTGCTCTAGCGTCTCCGCAAAGCCTTCAACATTATGACCAGCACCGTAATCCACTAGCCAGTAGTAATACTTGGCATGTTTAACGATCTCAATCTTTACTGTTGTCATCCTGAAAGCTAATAAAAAATATGGCGTTCAGTATCAGTATACTCATGGCCAGTAAGATAGGATTCATTGTCTTACTTTTGCTCTTGTTTATACTTACTGACGCCTTTTTTCTTTAAGTATTTATCTGAGTTTAATTCCGTGACAAGAGTCATCCCAGACTTGATAAAGTCTTTGCTCTTGTCTACTGGTGAATTACCCATTTCTACTTCTTTCCGCCTTTTTTAGGTGGACGGCCTTTCTTTGTACCGTATGTTCCTTTACCTTGTGGCATTAGAAGACTCCTGGAATGATCTGACCTGTTACGGCATAGGCTCCCAATGCAGCAACGATACCTAGCATCGCTAGGCGACCGTTTAGCTTTTCCGCATTTTCCATCTTGAGTGAAATCAAATCTTGCTATTTTGCCAAAAAAAAGACCCTTTTTAGGGGGTCTTTGGTCTCTTCCTTCTAAAAGGTAACTTCTATTCTGGGTCCGTCAACCCTGGACTTAACTCTTCTGGCGACATCGACGGCTCAAATGGGTCTCTCGTTTGGTTTTTGATCACAATAAACGCATCTTTGTTGTATTTTCGTACACCATAAGGTGTAGCCCATTTTTTGTTGTAGTCATCACCTTGATGGATACCAGAAATCACTGTTCCACCAATCTCAACAACGATATGATCGCTTGACCCCCAGCCTAGATCCTCTGCAATCCTGTTGACCTGTTCAACTAGCGTAGGTTCGCTTAGGATGCGTTCATCAGGATCCATTTTACTGAGCATAACGTCTTGAACCTAAGTGCTTACAGCGTATAACATACCAACAAAAAACCCCTCACGCAAGGTGAAGGGCTAAAGGTTATTGATTGATCTTAGATCAACCGATTGCCGGCGCAACTAAAGCAACTGGCTTGGATTCAACTGATGCAAGGTCCAGTGGGAAGTTATGAGCATTACGCTCATGCATTACCTCCATACCTAAACCAGCACGATTCAAGACATCAGCCCATGTATTAATTACATGAGATTGATTATCAGTAATCGATTGGTTAAAGTTAAAACCATTTAGGTTGAAAGCCATGGTAGATACACCAAGAGCAGTAAACCAGATGCCAACAACAGGCCAAGCTGCCAAAAAGAAGTGGAGACTACGGCTGTTATTAAAAGAAGCGTACTGGAAAATAAGACGGCCAAAATAACCATGAGCTGCAACAATGTTGTAGGTTTCTTCTTCTTGGCCAAACTTATAACCATAACTTTGGCTTACTTCCTCAGTTGTCTCTCTAACAAGGCTGCTTGTGACCAAGCTTCCATGCATAGCAGAAAAAAGAGCACCGCCGAATACACCAGCCACACCCAACATATGGAACGGATGCATAAGAATATTATGCTCAGCCTGGAAGACGAGCATGTAATTGAACGTTCCACTGATTCCCAAAGGCATTCCGTCAGAGAAGGAACCTTGACCGAAGGGATAAACCAAGAATACAGCAGTTGCAGCAGCAACGGGAGCACTGTAAGCAACAAAAATCCAAGGGCGCATACCCAAACGATAGGAGAGCTCCCACTCACGCCCCATATAGGCAAAAACACCAGTAAGGAAGTGAAAAACAACGAGTTGATAAGGACCGCCGTTGTACAACCACTCATCTAAGCTTGCAGCCTCCCAAATAGGGTACAAATGCAAGCCAATAGCATTGCTAGAGGGAACAACAGCACCAGAGATAATATTGTTGCCATATAGTAATGAACCAGCAACAGGTTCTCTAATGCCATCAATGTCAACTGGTGGAGCAGCAATAAATGCAATAATAAAGCATGTAGTAGCAGCTAACAAGCAAGGAATCATTAAGACACCAAACCAACCGACATAAAGACGGTTGTTGGTACTGGTAACCCAGTTACAGAATGATTCCCATGACTTGCTTTCTTGCCGCTGGGCAATAGTCGCAGACATAATTAGTCAAAGTAAAGATAAGCCGTCGGAAAAGACAGCTCTAACAGGCTACCACCTTA